ACTGTATAACTTGAGCGACTTCCTGCCCAAACGTCCAGGCGAAGTTGAGCTCAAGGTAATCAAGGAAATGTTTGAAGCGTCAGTGGATGGCCAAGCATATGATCCAGATCGTTGGAGTCAATACTTCAAGCCTAGCGGCTTTACCGGTGGCAAAGGCGGAGATGATACAGAATCCGCTGCACCTGCGGCCAAAGCAGCACCTGCTGCTCCGTTCGTGCCAACAGTAAGTCCGGATCTTGAGGACGACGAGCCGCCAGTAGCAACTGCACCAGTGCAGTCACCTGCTGCTAAACCTTCAAGTCAAAAGGCCGAGGACATCTTGGCCATGATTAGAAACCGTAGCAAACAATAATACGGCCCGGGCCTCTGCAACTTGGTTGTACGCCCGTATTCTCTTACAATGATTAAATCAATTGGCTTTGCTTTAGATCCAACTAATGTTCCTGCTTTTCTATTAGATTGGGAAGTTACTAAATTATGCAATTTAGATTGCAGCTATTGTGACACAGGTATTGATGGCGGCCACGATAACTCTACTAAACACCCGCTGTTGACAGAGTGCTTGCAATCGATTGATTTTATGTACGAGTATGTTGATTTGTACATGCAATACAAAAAACAAAGTCAACGCAAGGTAGTATTAAATGTATACGGCGGCGAAAGTGTTTTTCATCCGGATATAGTACGAATTCTCAATGAATGTAGAGAAAAATATAAAAAATATCAGGACAACTGGCACCTAACAATTACATGTACCACTAATGGTGTAATAGGGCCCACGCAATGGAAAAAAATAGTGCCGTTAGTTGACGAATTTTCTGTTAGTTATCACACAGAAATTTTGCCCAAACAACACCAACAGTTCATAGACAATGTGCTGTATCTCAAACAAGAAAACAAAAGATTCAAGTGTGTCATTATGATGCACAACAATCCCGCATATTTTGATCAAGCAGAAAAGATTGTTAAATTTTGTCAAGAACACAACTTAAGATATATTAAAAAACCTTTAGATAATTCAGAACAAAAATGGTCGTATACTCCTGAACAGTTTAACAAATTAAAAACATTTTGGATGAGCGTAGTTCCTTTGGCCGCACAAGATGAATATGAAAAAAAATTAAATCTAGTAGGAACCTCCGAAGAAGTACTGAGTATCAACGAAGGTCGTCCGTGTTGTGGTGGTAGAAAATTAAGCATCAATAACGATTTAAAATCCTGTGTATCATTTGTAGAGAAGCAAGGATTTAGAGATTGGTATTGTAGTGTTAATTGGTTTTTCTTATTTGTGCGTCAACTTGATGGTGCAGTTTTTACAAATAAAGATTGTAAAACAAGTACAACTGGACGAGTTGAACCGTTAGGAAATTTAAAAAATTATCAATCTATTATAGATAAATTAAAGCAGCAACTTGACACAAGATCTGTGCCTATTATACAATGTGTTAAAGATATATGCATGTGCGGATTTTGTGCACCAAAAGCAGATAACATAGATGATTTTCAGAAATTATTTGATAGACAATTAGACAAGGAAAAATATTATGGCTAAACCATTCGACGTAAGCAAATTTCGCAAAAGTATTACAAAAAGTATTGACGGTATCTCCGTCGGATTCAACGACCCCACAGACTGGATCTCCACAAACAATTACGCTCTTAACTATCTTATTAGCGGGGATTTTAATAAGGGTATTCCAATGGGTAAGGTTACTGTGTTTGCTGGAGAGTCTGGTGCAGGTAAAAGCTTTATCTGCTCAGGAAATCTGGTTAAGAACGCACAAGAACAAGGTATATATGTTATTCTTATCGATACTGAAAACGCACTCGACGAAGCATGGCTTCACGCACTCGGCGTCGATACTTCTGAAAACAAGCTTCTCAAACTCAACATGGCAATGATCGATGATGTTGCCAAAATGATTACTGAGTTCGTTAAAGAATACAAAACACTACCTGAAGATCAGCGTCCTAAAGTTCTAATTGTGCTAGACAGTTTGGGTATGTTGCTTACTCCCACTGACGTTAATCAGTTTGAAGCCGGCGACCTTAAAGGTGACATGGGTCGTAAGCCCAAAGCACTGACAGCACTTGTTCGTAACTGTGTAAACATGTTTGGTAGTTTGAACATTGGTTTAGTAGCAACCAACCATACATACGCAAGCCAGGACATGTTTGATCCTGATGACAAAATTTCAGGCGGTCAAGGCTTTATCTATGCAAGCTCAATCGTTGTTGCAATGAGGAAACTCAAACTCAAAGAAGATGAAGATGGCAACAAGATTTCAGAAGTTAAGGGTATTCGTGCAGCTTGCAAGATCATGAAAACTCGCTATGCCAAGCCGTTTGAAAGTGTACAAGTCAAGATCCCGTATGAGTCTGGTATGAATCCGTATTCGGGGCTAGTTGACATGTTTGAAGGCAAAGGTTTGTTGCAGAAAGAAGGCAACAGTCTTAAATACACGCTAGCAGACGGTACAGTAATCAAGCAGTTCCGCAAAGCATGGGAACGCAATGACGATGGATCTCTTGATAAAGTTATGGAAGATTTTACAAAGCATCCCCATAAAGACACTGCCGCTGTTCAACCAGAAGAGGAAACAGTAGAATGAGCATTGACGTAGAAGTATTGGTTGAATTATACACAACCATGAAATCTTATGTTCCAACAAAAGACAGACAAGAATGTGCAGATAATTTAATGAGCGTAATGGTTGATATGTTGTCTGATGAAGAACTCAAAGAGTTTGGATCCACGGACGCCGTACTTGCTAGAGCGTTAAAAGAATATGTAGTCGACGACGAGCCAGACGATTACGATGATGAATAAGGAAAAAAAATTTTTTCCTATAAACACAGAAACTGCCTGTAAATTAAAGTGGTCCTGGTCAACTTTATACCTGTATAGTGGGGTATCATCTAGTTGTCACAGGACCACTTTTCATCCGTTGAACAAGTCAAATTTTTTTAATTTTCATAACAACGAGCATGTGATAAAAGATAGACTACACATGCTCGCTGGCGAATGGCCGGAAAAAAATTGCAGTTATTGTAAAGAAATAGAAAAAGTTGGCGGATTTAGTGACAGAATGCAACATCTTGCAATTCCAGATCAGGTACCTGCAGAACTTGAAAATGATCCCACTTCTGTTATAGTAAGCCCTAGAATTCTCGAAGTATTCTTGAACAATGTCTGTAATTTAGGTTGTCTATATTGCAGTCCTTCTAATAGTTCAGTCATAAATTATGAACACATCAAGTTTGGTGATTTTGATAAAAACGGAATAACATTAAAATCAATTGCACAAGATAGTTCTACAGAATTATTTCCTTTGCTACTTGATTGGCTAGGCAAAAATTATTCTTCTTTAGAAAGATTAAGTATTCTTGGCGGAGAACCTTTCTTTCAAAAAGAATTTGTGGTATTGCTTGATTTTTTATCACAACAAAAAAACTCTAACTGTGAAATTAACATTGTGACAAATTTAATGGTACCCCACCAGATGTTAAAAAAATTTATTGCACAATTTCGCACCATGTTGGTAGCTAAAAAAATAAAAAGATTAGATATTACATGCAGTATAGATTGTTTTGGCCCACAACAGGAATATGTTCGTAGCGGACTAGATCTAGAACAATGGAAAAAGAATTTTGAATATCTAATCGATCAACCCTGGATTAAATTAAACATCAATCAGGTTATTACAGTATTAACTATTAGAACCATGCCAGAGTTGTTAGAATACTTAAACGAACAACGTAAAAAGAGAAAAATAGGACAGTATTTTACAACACCATCGGCACAAACAGGACCAACTTATATGCATCCAAAAATTTTAGGAGGCAAAGAATTTCAAGAGTCGTTTGCTAAAATATTAAATTTAATGAAATCAGAATCTGAAGAAGAAAAAACTGCGCTAAAGTACATGCAAGGAATAATGTCTGAATGCCAATTTAGTGTACAAAACAAAGAAGAAATAGTAAAATTGTTTACATTCCTTGATGAAAAAGATAGGAGACGTAATACAAATTGGCGAGTCTTGTTTCCATGGTTAGAAAAATATGTGGTATAACAAAGTAGTTGCAGATCTTGGTAATATACCAGACTTCATAAATTATTATGAAGGTGAACTTGCACAGGCAAAAACAGAAACATTTATACGAGGTAATGTTGAAAAGTCCGCTGCAAATCTACCGGGCATTACAGAGCACAGATTTAACCAGCTACAAGAGATCGAGGCTGTACTTCAGTATCTTAATATACAACTTCGCAAGATTAGACGAAAACATTTTCAAAAATACTTGGAATCTTATGCCCGAGCTCTTACAGCTCGCGACGCAGAGAAATATACAGATGGTGAGGACGAAGTCATTGACTTTGAAACTATCATTAACGAAGTTGCTTTGCTTAGAAACAAATGGCTTGGAGTTATGAAAGGGCTAGAAAGCAAGAACTTTATGTTGGGCCATGTAGTAAGATTAAGAACAGCAGGCATGGAAGACATTGTGATATAATGGATTATAAAGAACATGCAAAGAACATCTTGTATGAGTGGGCATTATGTTCTAGTGCTAAACCAAAATATAATGCAGTAGATATTCAAATTGAAAAAGATACGTGCGGTCGTTGGGCTACACATTTAATACATGCATTAAATTGGGGATCTGAGTTAGAATTAGCAGAAGCTTGCCATCAACTTGAATCAAGATTAAAACCACTCAAAGAAAAAATAGTTATAGAGGTATTACAAAATGGTTCCGTTTAAAAACGCATACGAAAGTCACGAACATAGTAAAAAAACTTTAGATCTGTTGTATGGTTATGACAGTTTTCTTGATAGTTTAGAATCAGTGGCCGACTTTGGCTGCGGTTCCGGTTTAGACACACATTGGTGGGCAACTTTGGAAACTCGAGATGATCCTCCAGAGCCACGTAACTATCTCACATACGCAGTTGATAGAGATTTTAAACATTTAAATCCTGATCTAAAAAAACTAGAAAATGTTTATCTAGTTAACAAAGATATTGATGGTGATGAAGTTCCGGTTAGTAGATCTATAGATTTTATTTGGTGCCATAATACATTTCAATATATTACTGATCCCTTACTGACATTAAAAACATGGAATAAACAATTGAATGTTAACGGTATGTTGTTGATGATTTTTCCACAGCCCGTTTACTATTCCTACAATAGACTTCAAACACACAGTTATAACGGATGTTTCTATAATCACAATTTAATTAACTTGATGTACATGTTGGCTGTAAATGGGTTTGATTGTAGAGATGCCTATTTTTTAAAAGAAGAAAATGATCCATGGCTTTCTGCTGCGGTGTACAAAACAGAAATAGAACCCATGGATCCAAAAACTACATCGTGGTATGATTTGGCCGATTTGAACTTGCTGAATGACAGTGTTATGAATAGCTTAAACAAGTATGGTTATGTAAAGCAAGAGGAAATAATTACAACCTGGTTAGATAAAGATTTTCACAGACCCAAAGAATGAACGTTGAACGAATTGTAATATGTACTGGTGGGTTTGATCCAGTACATAGCGGGCATATAAGCTATCTTAATCATGCCGATCACCTAGGCGATTGGCTGGTAGTAGG